CTTAAGAACAGATATTCCTGTCCCTGCCGCTGTAAATGGGTCTGTTAGTGACTTTGTTGAATAAGAGGGCCAAGCTCCAGCGCCCCAACCTACACCGGTTGTGTAAACAGCCCCACCCGCGCTGATCTGATACCGTGCTGTAACCCCAGACCCACCACCTGTCGTTGTGCCTGTAGCTGCTGTAGGGCTGCTAATCGTGTAGCTGTTTCCGTCTGGTGAAGTAACAATCTCATAGGCACCAACAATCGTGATCCCACCCGCAGCAGTCGCACCGGCAAACGTCACCCAAGTCCCCACTGAAGCGCCATGTGCTGTTGCGGTTACCGTAACCAAGCTACTGCCACTTGTCATGGCAAAAGGGTTGGCTCCCAGCGAAACAGCGGTTGCTGCCCACGGAGTGATATCGTTATAGTTACCCCCGTTCTCTACATAGAGTTTCTCGTTGGTTCCTAATGCGTTTAAATTGCTACCATCCAGCGCAACCCAGTTCCACATGACTCTAGCCACGCCAGAATAGGTATAAACAGTGGGGTTAGAAATACTTACCCAGCCGCCCAATTTCTCAGGATACCCGGAGCGAAAGCGAATCTTGTCGCACTGATAGAACCCACCCTCGTTGGAGTAATTGGTTCCTTCTCGGGTTACCCCCGGTTTGAGTTGTAGCTTTTGTAAAGGCATATTATTTTACCGGTGTGGACTGAGCTAGAAGGTTGTTCTTTTGTTGCGAACCCGAGGTAGTACCAAACCAAAATGCACACGCCGCACCCCAAGTTGATGACAGCGCACCTAACAACAGTAGCAGCGGCCCGGACTCTTTAATCGGGGTAGGATCGTATAGCATCCACCCAAGCACCGCAAAGTATCCCGCAGTCACCAAACAGGTAAGAATTGCAGGCATGTTGCTTCTAGTCTGTACCTGCATACTCCGCGCTGAATCTCGGTCTGCCGCTTCAAGCTGCTCCCGCTTAATCTGGTTTTCTTGACAGAACTTCTGGAAGTCAACCTCCGCTGCTTTCAATCCAGCTATCTGATCCGGAGTCATCTTTCCACTGTTTAAAACCTCTGTCACAGCCTCAATCGTCTTGGACTCAATACCAAGCTTGTCTGCAATGAAAGACGCAGCGGCACCCCCTAAAGGCCCACCAAGGGCTGTTCCCAACAGAGGTGCTAGTTGCTTGAGCCAATCCATCTTATGCTCCTGATGTGTAGGTAGCCTTGCCATACTTATCAAAGTGAGCAGTCATAACCAAGTTCCTCATCCGTGGGTCAAACGAGACATGCACCCACGCGCCTTCTGTTATGCACTGGTCAAACTTTACCCCTGCCTTCACAACCTCTTTCACAATTTCCAACGGAGTGCCAAATAATCTACAGGTGAAGTCTGCTGCCCATCCTTGCATATGTGCTGAGTTAATTGACCCTTTCACCGCGCCATTCAATAAAAGGCAGCGATACCCAGAATTGATATGTAGAGGAGCATTAAGAACTGCTCTGACCTGCTCAAGACCAGTAGCCAAGACATGAAGATTACCAAGCACTTTATCGTCCGTGACATTATTGTCAATTCCTAATCGCACCGCAGTATCGGAAAAGGTGAGTTCTTCCAAAGTGAAGTGTGTCGAAAGAGTCATTTTTCCAGCTTGCCCTCAATGCGGGAAACAGCCTCCAGCAGTTTAGCTTGGCCTTCGTTAAGAACCGCTACGCTATCTTTCATGCTGCGGCGAGAACATTTAGTGGACTCCGCATATACCTCGAACTCTTTCCGTGTCAGTGCCGCCGCTGCCGTTTTAGCAACCTCGTCGAGTCGTTGAGAGTTGGATTTATAGACAACACCTACCAGACCCAATACTGCGACCCAAGCATAATCCAACGCTGTTGCCAAGAACTTGATTTCATCTGACACGTTTATTTCCCTTTTTATCGAAGTTCAAACCAAGATACTTTTGTTGCACTACTATTAACTGCTTTGTATGTGCTTCCCGCAGGAACAATAAAGTTGCAACTATAATTAAAACCACCAACACCGCCATATCCACTAACAGCAGCTATTTTTACCGAATCAATATAAAAATCAAAGCCGTTATTCTGAGCAGTAATGACGACGCTAATCGGTCGAGCCGTGGAGTTCGTGTACACCGTTGAATCAATCGCCCTACTACCAGTAACGTCTGTCCACGTCTGCCCGTAACCAAAAACAGTACAGTTTGAAAGAACCCCGCTTGCTGGCGTACCAAGTGCTGGTGTTACTAATGTTGGGCTAGTGCCTAATACAACTGCTCCAGTACCCGTACTTGTAGTTACTCCGGTTCCGCCATTAGCAACAGCAAGCGTTCCTGCCAATGTGACTGCACCCGTTGTACCTGTGGATGGGGTAAACCCTGTAGTCCCTGCGGAGAACGAGGAAACATTCGCAGCTACAGCAGTACTCGCCCAGCTTGTTCCGTTGGAAGTTAGTACATTACCCGATGTTCCGGGGGCTACTGACGCGAACCCAGTACTACCGCTATTCCCAACGACTGCACCATAAGCGGTGACTGAGGTTGCACCTGTACCACCTGAAGCGACGGGAAGCGCAGTACCTAATGTCAATGCCGCCATGTAATTCGTTGCAACGACAACATCTGTCCCATTACAGACCAGACTCATCTTCGACGTTGCAGGAACTGATACCCCAGTTTGACCTGAAACCTTGACGGTAATGGCAGCGCTTGAGTTGTTGTAGATGAAGTAGAGTTTGCGTTGCGCGGGGACTTCTAGACTTCCACCCCCTGTCCCTGTTAGTTCAAGGAACATGTTTCTCGCAACCCCTGTCGTGCCGTTTGGCATCGTTATAGTGGTTGTACCCGCAGATACTGCTTGTGTCGTGTACCCACTAATGGCTTGCTCAATCAGCGTACCGAGGTTGGTATTAGTAGTTGTACCCCATGTTCCCGATTCATCCCCGTTTGCTATAAGGGTGAAGCCAAGGTTTGTGCTGTAAGTTGCCATTGCTATCCTTTACGCTGCGTTTTTCCATCCCGGAGTCTGTGGATTGTTTACATCCGTCCACCCACTTACTTGAGAATCAGGAACATCAGACCACATAGGGGTTTGCGTCGCGTTCATACCATTCCAGCCAGAGCTTTGCATGACTGTAATATCCACCCAATTAGGTATTTGCACCGTGTTGATAGTATCCCATATCAGAACTTTCCCTACAAGTCCAGTCGCGTTTACACCAACAGGAAATACCAGTGTGCTAGACGCGCTCATGCTGCTATATCTTCCCAGACCGCATTCTGGTCTGTATCAACGACAACCCACCCAGAGACTTGAGTGGTAGGCGTAGGAGTCCAAGCACCCGTCTGAGCGTTTGGAACAATGCTCCAAGCAGGCGTTTGCGTGTCGGTAAGGGCGTTCCAGTTCGGTGTTTGGTCATCGTTAATGTCCTTCCAAGCGTAGCCCCCGGATACTGAAACGGAACCTACCGCACCTGCTGCCGATAACCCTATGGGGTATACATTAGAAGCAAAGTTAGTGCTTACATCACCCACACTTGCTGTGGCAGACAGCCCAGTAACATCTACTAGCGCAGAACAAGCTGGGGTAACTACACCAACTGACCCTGTAGCGTTTACACCAGTCGGGGATACGGTGGCTTGGGCTGCTACAGAAACATCCCCGACCAGACCTGTTGCGCTTAAACCGATTAGGGATACATTGGCTTTGCCACTTATGGATACGCTGCCTACGGCACCTGTGGCTTCTACACCAGTAAGGCTGACCGTCACCCCAACGGCTACGGATACACTACCCACCGAGCCTGTGGCGTTTACACCTGTCGGGGATACAACGGCATTTGCAGCTACAGAAACACTTCCTACAGACCCAGTAGCTTCTACACCTGTAACAGATACTGAAGTACCAAGAGCTAGGGAGACAGTGCCTACAGACCCAGTAGCTTCTACGCCTACGGGAGAGACGTTGGCATTGCCTGTAACTGTTACGCTACCAACCGCGCTAGTAGCTTCAACACCTATGACGTTGACAGTAACGCTTACGCTGCCACCCGCCGTGGTCAGTTCATCAAAGAACCAACCTTGCTCTGTTAGTGTGGGGCTGAACCAGCCCTTATCTACATATACCGGAACATAGAGATACTTTGCTGCCATTACAGTACCCCATGGTCAAGTATTACCCGGCTATGCCGATCTCGCCTTCCGCGTTAAGCGTCAACCCCGTGGCACTCGCGCCGCCCACAAGGAAGTCAGCCGTGTCCAACCGCACTTGTCCATACCAATCCACATAAGACTGCGCCGCAACAGACACGCCCGTTGAGGCTGTAAGTGCCCCGGCAGTGGCTTGTCCGCTGAAAGCAAAACTGGCAGCTTGTGTGTTGATGCCCGTGGTGCCCAGCCATATTGCGAACGTCAACGCACCCGTGGTGGTGTTACTGACTCGGATGTGGCGCAGGATAATATATGTGGCGGTACTCGTCAGCGGGGGGTTCGTGCCGCCCGTAACCGTAGGTGGGTTAATCAAGTTCGTCGTTGTCGTTGCGGTCAAAGAAACCGGGCCAATCCGTATGAGTTTGTTCGCTGCCATGACTACTCCTTACATAATTTCAATCGGCGCGGCATCGTTAACCGGAGAAAACCCGCCAACAAGTTCAAACACCAGAAAGTTTCGCGTTCCTGAGACAGCTTCCGCATTGGTTTGTGCGGCGGTCATTGCAGCCGCTTGATCGGTGTACTCCGTTGTCGGTGTGTCCTGAAGGCACAACACAACCCATGTTTTTGTTTTGGTAGTCATGATGTTCCTTAATCGTTGTTGCGACCCCAGACGTTAAAGTAAGTGCCCGCATTAAAGGTTGCGCCTATTACGTTTGTAGTAATAGTGGCAAAGGACACGAACGACATTTGCTGCACCAGCGTGGCGGTGTTGTTGTACATACCCGCGTGTTGAATCATTGTAGGCACTACCGTTGGCGCAGTTCCGGCGTACTGACCGCTGCCAACCATCCGTTTTACTTGCGCGGCTTGGTTGGTGATGAACATAACCCCATACCGTGCAGCCGCAGCTACGTTAACCGCAGTGGGCCATCCAGTAACAGACACCGATGTGGCGGTAAGCGTTATTCCTTCAATCAGTGCTGTGCAGCAGTCCGTTGCAACTTCGCTGGGGGCGGTGTTACCACATAAAATTCGCCCAATACCGTTACCGGCATATCCCGAAATATAATACTCGACCATCAATTGCGCGTAAGCTCCAACCCAAACTACGGTGTTGGTTCTTACGGCAGCGGAAGCTGTACCACGACCAAGCAAAACCCAGTTCTTACCATCAGGGGCGAACTGCGATCTGGTTGCCCCCATGTTCGCGCCAACCGTAGGTGTGCCCCATTCAGGAGCGCCCTCATCACCTTGGTCGCCTTGCATCACGGAAACCAACTGCGGCCCTGCGGGGCCAGTCGGCCCTGTTGCACCCGTAGCACCAGCACTCAGGATCACACCAGCAGAAGTGAATACCGTGAACCCGCTACCCGCTGCAAACTGAACCGTGTATCCAGCCAGCAATGACAAGCTGAATAAAGTTACTGTTGCAGTCCCATCAAAGTAGTTTATTGTTACCTGACCCGCCGAAGCACTTAGATTAGATACCAGCATCGTCTGTACGTTGCGCTGTCCAGAGGCGGGGCCAGCCACTACCGTAGTAGTTGTTGCAGTCGTTATCTCAGTGTTCGTCCGTCCCGGCGTGATTGTTCCAGATACGTTGTCTACCCAAGATGCGTGAACATCCAGCGTGATAGCCGACCCCGTGACAATCTGTATTACATCCGTCGCTGAAGTAAGGAGGAGCATTACGCAATACGGATGATTGCGTTGGTTGCGTCAGCCGTGGGAAACACGATAGTAAAGTCCCCCGCTGTGGAAGTTTTGTCCCCACCAAAAGCCAAAACGCAAACTGCTTTGTTTCCTTGGGTGCTGTTATAAATCAACGCACCGTTCGCCGTGATAGTGGCTGTAGTCCAAGTAGTATCCGCAAAATCAGTGAACGCAGTTGTGCCGGTCGATGTGGGGGCGACGTTCGTAAGCGTGTTACCAGTCGCGGTATATCCAGTACCCACTACCTCGTTTGTTGCCGCATATACAGTCGTTGATGCGTCCATCGTAGCCGACGAAGTGTATAGGGCAATCTTGAAAACATCCGCCGTAGTAGCTGCCCGAACCACCGATGTACCGAATGCGTGAATACCGTTCAAAATCTGCACCTTGAACGATGTCGCCATTGCTTGAGAGATAGCCATCTAAATACCCCTAATTAGGTTAGCCAAGTCTTCGTGGCCTTGCTTTAGCAGGGTTCCACAGATCGTGGTGCGCTCTGACTGCTGGGCTTGGCAAAGATATTGGATTAGAATTTGTTTGATCTGTGCTTTGTAAGCTTCGGCTTGCTGCTGGATCAACGGATGGCTATCTTTACCGACATAAATAATCTTGTCGATAGCGAACTCTGCTAGTTCCTCCGGGGTGTGCCCCCGATGGCTGGTGGTGTGAACCTGAATCCCGCCCAGTAATGCGCCAACATTCACTCCGTTCATATGACAGGTACCCTTACTTGACCGCTACGGTAGGCATCCCGACGTTCCATACCATCTCCAAGACGCTTAGCCAGACCCAAGGCTTCTTGGTACTTCTTTTCGTAGTACGCAATAATTTCAGCTTCACCCTTCATGAACGTATAGCCTTCAACCAATGCCCCATAGAGCAAGACCGAATCAATGTTATCCCCAAGCCATGTTGTCCCCGATGTCGTAGTTGTGATGCTTTCTGGATAAAAAAAGTAGTGCAACTCCATCGTGTAGTCAGCGTCAGGCGTTGGGCCGAGGATGAACGATAGCTCTGTGCTAGCGTCTGAGCGAGGCCCAAACAGTGCGTAATAGGCTGGCAACCCCGTAGACAATGGACTGGGGAAGGACTCGCGCATAAAGTTGACATCTTTGTTTAGAAGGTAAGTGTACGTTTCTGTAAGACCCCCAAAGTCCTTGATAACCGCCATTGAATACGGAGCAAGAAAGTCGTTGGGGCAAGCCAAGTACCTGTTGTTGGCAGTGACTGTTCCCGTGACGTTCTTACGCAGGGCTGGAAACTGAACCGTGATGCATATCCGCTGCTCTGCCTGAGTAATGAACGTGTTGACTTGCTCTGTGCTGGTATAAGTGGCAGCAGCAGAACTTGAGGACGCATCCTTATCGGCAAAAATAACGTCCGGGAAATCGTTCTCTAAAAATCCCTTAATCGTTATAAACAGCGTAGAGTAGTTCATAGCTTATGCCAAAGGCCCACGGCATTTGATGCCCTTAGTTGCAGCCCCATAGCCACGCTGAGTAATGCAGGTGTTTTTAGCATCCGTTTGCGGATAGCCGGTGTCTTCCTGATTACCGGGTTTGTTCGTGTTGTCTTCAGGCTGCTTGTACTTACCGGTCGGGTTGGTTGTATCCCAGCCGAAGAATTTAAATTCTTTAGCCATTATCTTCCCCTTTGGTTGTTTGCACGGGCCATGTTACGCCCTACTGCCTTTGCCGCCATTGAAGTAATACCACCCTTCTTCAACGCCAAGGAAGTACCCTTGCCGCCCTTGTGTTCCTGCATGTCGTGTTGTTTAAAGGCTTTCTTGATCATAGCCTTGTCTTGCATCTTGTCCATCTTCATGTTTTCTTTAGCCATCACAATCTCCTAGTTAGCTACCCAGTATGTTATGTCTGTAGGGATATGGTTTAAACTTGCTTTGACTGCCAGATAATACCCGCCACTATATGAAACCGGCGTGTTTGGCGCATAGCTGGTTGTTGCACTCCATGCCGCCACATTAATCATCACTGTTCCAATCCGTCCTTGCGCCACCAAATTGTTTGGGGTTAAAGTACCGTCCTCGCCGCCAACCGGGTTCCAGCCCCATTGTACTACCCTGCTTCCACCATCGCCAGTAGAGGCATAATAGCTTGTATCGGGCCTTGGTTCACGAACGGCTTGCGGATCGGTAGCTTGATTAGCCCACATCCCTAATAGGAGTTGTGGCTGATCAGGTTCCCAACAAGTAGGGCAGACTTTGATAGCTGTACTCTTGGTTTTAATGACCAAGTTCTTCAGTTCCGTTAGTTTATAGCGAAATCCACAACGATCACATTCTGATATGGCCCATTTACCGGATGCAAAGCTACTTGGCATATAACTACCCTATGTACCCAATGCGTGGCACGAAGCGGATAGGTGCCTTCTCTCTATCCTCGGCGGCAGCTAAGTCAAACTGTTGCTCATAGTCTGCTTTAAGCATCGCAATACGGTTAGGATCGACGTTTGGCAGCTTCATGGACAGATATGAGGCTAACCCAGCCACCATTGCAGGAAGGAACCTAAAGGGGATATCCTGCCCGTTAATGCCATCTCCAGCATCTTGAAGCCTACGCAGCCGCCAATACACAAATGTGTAAGTTTGACTATTATCGGGCTTGGGCCACACATGTATCTGTGGATACTGAACAACACTAGAAGCATTGGTGGCACCTGTCTTGCGTTGGAACCAGACCTGAATCGGCCTGCCATTGGCGTTTTTGTTGGGGATCATCGCGTAGGTACTGACTGAAATCCGCGAGATGTTAATGTCGGTCTGATTCTGCCCCGTACCAGTACGGATAACGTGATCCAGCAGGTCTATGGTGTCTACCGGGATGTCATAATCGGCTACGTCATAGGTCAGAACCTGCTCCACCTTTTCAATGGTAAACAAGTTTAAACCACGATTAGCCCATTCAATGGTCAAAAGGTTCAGACTTCTACGGGCTGTTCTGATGTCATAGCCTGTGCGGAGTTCTTGCCCGTTTCTCTCAAAAGCCTCTTCGACTAACGAGTTTAAATCGAGGTTGAAGTCTGTAGTACCTGTGGTTTTTGCGACCATTATCTATTTCCTATATGCAGCAGTTTTCTTAGCCACACTTTTAACACCGCCCCCTTTGGCGTACAAAGATACCGGCAGGTTTCCATCACGCTTCTTGATGGTTCTGGGTACTTTTGAGGGGGACATCGCCCCCATGCCACGGCTAGGTCTCATTTAGCACATCGTGCCGCGAGTCTTCCCACGTGACTCAATTCCACCACCACGGGCGAACTTTACGATACCCCCGGTCGCCATCTTGACCATTTTGCCTTGGGTCTTACCTTTAGACTCAATACCACCGCCTTTAGCATAGGGTGCCATCGCCATCTGATCACGGGCAATATCTTTTTTCGGGCGCATAACAGACCCTCCTTTTGCGTACTTTTCAGCTTTCTCGCCAGCCTTGCCTTCTTTCTTGTCCATCGCCTTTGATTCCCCTTCGGCCTTTTCCTTGCCTTTGTTCAACCACGGGGGTAAGAATTTAGGTTTATTCACAGAACCTCCTTTTTTGTATCCTGCTCCCATAGCGGAAGCCCGTTCAGTATCCAATGCCGCTTCTTCTGCGGCTCGTGCCGCCTCACGCTCTGCAAGCACGGGGTTTTTAGCCGCTACCCCCGGCATCCCTTGAGTTCTACTATTTGCCGCTGCACGAGCTTCATCAAGAATAGCATTTTTAGGAGTCGCTTTGGGCATCCCCTGAAGCATTGAACGACTCTCCGCCAGCCGCACTGCCCCTCGTCCCCCCTGCAACAGCTTACCTGCGGGGATCGCCGTTGTGACTATAGGCTCCAATACCGCCTGCAGAGTCTCTGCATTTTGCTGCTTCCGGTTGCTTGAGGGGGCGTACTTTGACGCGGTGTCCCTTCGACCGGTTACTGCTCCGGGGGTTTCGGACATCTCTTGGGGTTTAGGGGCCGTGCCGGAGGTGCGTTTACCCTCATTACCGTAATTGGTATCAGACTTGGCTAAATTAGTAGAGTACGATTTACCTTTCCACGTGAAGGTCTTACCCTCTCCAAGTTCGTTCAGCTTTTGCCTGAAGGCTTTACCAAACGACATCGAATCAACATCGCCGCCTTCAGCGTAGCGTTTTACGTTACCCCCACCTTTCATACCAGCAAACCGCTTCAATGAACTAAACGGCATGTCCATCTTCCCATGTTGGGTGTTTTGCTTGTTGAGTGCGCCACCGTGTCCAAACTTCCTGCCCTTATCCGCTGCGGAGAAGTCTTTCCCGACCGACTGGGAGACTCCTACTTTCTTGGCAAAGGAAGGTGAATGGGCGATAGCCTCCATGAAATTATGCTGCTTCTTTGAGGAGGAAGGCATTAGCACATCCTACCTTTCGTCTTGCCACGGGATTCAATTCCACCCCCACGGGCAAACAGTTTATCCCCCATCGTTTTGCGGGTCGTCGGAGCGGCTTTTTCCTGCTTGTCCCTAGCAGCCTCTGCTTTCACGCGTTCCATCTCTGCTCGTTCTGCGGGTGTGGGTTTGCTGTCATCTGCCATATCTATCTCCTAACATTTCCAAGCCCGAAGGCTTTTGTTTACACGACTGTTCGGATCATTTGCCGTCTTCGCTGAAGTCAGCTTCTTCTTTAGCCCAGTCATCCTCGCGCAAAAAGAATCTCGCCGGGAGCCGCCTTCGGGTTGGGGCCGCTTCAAGCCGGGTTTTCCGGGGTTCGCCGCGTTGTAGGAAGCCCTCCCCTTCTCGTTCAACCCACCCGATTTTGCTTTGCCTTCTGATCTTGTCCATGCTGGAGTCTTAGCCACAATCAATCCTAGATGGTTTTATCGCTCTTAACACAAATCGAAACC